CCACCACAACTTTCTCTGAAGGGAGACCGAATAAATGACTTCTCGCCATTTACTAAGAATCCCACCGCAAGCAGGTCCTCGATAAGAGGTTCCGCTTGCGCATTGGGGATGATAATATCATCACCAAAGACAGAGAATTGATCGGAAAACTGCAACCCGAGAGCTCTCAAGATAACGGTCATCAGCTCAAATGTGAAACCATTTCCCATCGAAGAAATCTTGTTAGTCAAATAATAATGACCATCAAGACCTTCGGTAAATAAAGTCCGGGAACGACTGATTAGGTCGAAAACTGACTTTGGGAAAAGGAACTTAACTAAGTTGATGTGAATGCTATCACTAGCATTCTTAAGATCGATCGTGGCAAAACCACGATTGCGAATCAAATGGCGGTGTTTATCCGCCAAGAAATTCAGATCTACTCCTTGATCTTTTAAAAGATTTCGGAGTCCGTTACCAACACGTCTCTGGACAAGCATGTTACATAACGGTTGCAGGTCGATGGGTCTATCTTTCTCATTGTTCTTCCGAACAGTTGAGAAACGAGAAGCTTCTCGCACATAGGTGATATAAGACAATGTACGCGCAAAACACAAGTATTTGAAATTGCGTTTCTCGCGGAATCGTCGATATGACTCTTTGTGAAAAGACCTAATTGCCTGTTCGTCATGTCCCATGTAAGCCGAAAATCTCGCACGGACTGCACGTCTAATCGCTAAGGTACTATGAGCCGTCTCGGCCCATAGATCGAAGCAGTCAGGCGTGCACTCCCAACGCGAACGCATAAGTTTTGACTCAATAGAGTTAAAACCATGCGTCGCAGAGGCCTCGGATCCGTTGGTAAAAGCCACCGGAGCCAGGCGAAAGCTGGATTCACACCATTGGTGAACCAGCAAGCGAGCTTTATACCAGTTTCCTGGTAAGAGACTTGGGATCTGGAGTGATGAGTCAAACTTATGCCAATCAACGAAACATTTCTGTTTACGAAGATCAGCTAGTTTGGCATCAGGAATTTCCATTTTCTTTTGGAATCGCTTAACGGCGAACTCCTCAGGAAACGAAGCGTATTCTTTAGTGAATACGTAACTCGTTAGGATTTTCTGGAAGGCACGGATTGTGCTTGAAGTCATCATTACCTCGACGTTAGACCGGAACAGTCGGGGTCGTAACAGGGCGGAAGCCACTGAAAACGTCCTCGTCAGCCCAAGTTGAAGTCAAAGCCAGAACACCCAGGAGAGCTTTCACCCGAGCTTTGGACTGGGAGCTTGCGCTAACGCGCAGGCGAATGCTGATAGCATCAACGGCTGGTTGGCCGGAGATGGTAACTGCATTATCATCATTAATGATGATCTCAGTCGCATGGTTCGTAACAGGCAGGCCGTTCAGGGATTTACCCTGGTCAGCTTGCTTGAAACGAATGGTCAAGCCGGGATCGGCCGGATCAGCGTATACAACGCCGGATTGTTCGATCTTTTGGATCTTGAGTGCCATGTTAAAGGCTCCTTAACAGTTTTTTGATTGGTTGGTAAGACAACACTAGTCCATCCAGGCCCCTCTTCCAATTAAGGTAAGGGTCGAAATGGATTTTGGGTTGTGGTTTATTGTATATACGTCGA